CCACTAAAGACAGAATCCATAGCTCTCTCAAAGACTCCTGATAACATATCCCCGAAGAATCCACTTATCAAGGCGCTATCTTCTGCATCTATTTGTGCATCAAACATACTAGATGCGAACTGGTTGGCAATTGCCACCATAGCTAATTGGTGTGTCCGTTGTAATTCATTTTGCGTTGATTGAAAAAGGAAAGCAGCCTCATCTCTGTATTGTTGCCACAAATCATTTTGAGCTTGAACAGTCATACCCAATAATGCTGCAGCATTGAGTCTGCTTTCCTCATTCTCGGTAGCATTATTTGCAGTAGCAATTGTTCTTCTCCACACTGCATTTGATTGATCTATTAGCTGTTGCATGTTAGCATTAAATTTCTCTCTAGAATCTTCAATCTTTTCCATGTACTTAGTTACACTATTTGCTTGATCGACATTGAATTGGTGGGTTGCCGTTTCTCTGTCCAAGTTAGTTTTTGAGACTGTGGCTCCTAGTTGATCATAAAATTCATTAACTTGTGTCTCTGTTTTTGCGTTAAATTGAAGTCTTAAATTTTCGGCGGCTGCATCGGTAAACAGTGCTTGAACATTGGATTGATATTCTATAATATTCGATGCTTGCTCATTTGTAACATTCAGTAAGTCCATCTTCAAGAAAGATTCAGCATTATGTTTTGCTGCTTGCATCTTGTTATCAAGATTCTTCATGTCCAATGCTGCAATAGTGGCAGCATTAGCCAGGGCAGTTTGTTGTTCGTTGCTTAAATTCTTTATTTGAATAGTAGCATACTTATTAGCATCTTCTACTGCTATCGGTAAAGCACTCTCTGCGATAGCTTGTACCATTGCTGCTGCTGCAACACTAGACGCTCCTAAACCTCTAGAGTTCATTATCTCCTGAACTTTACGAACATTAGGAGCGGCCCACGCAGGAAGGGGTTTACCATCCTCTAAAGCTTCATATATTTTGTCGAGTTGATACTTTACTGTTGCTTCGCTGGCCAAATCTTGCGTAGCTGCTTCGGAAAGCGTACCGTCAGTGAGCATTTGTTCTTTGGTTCGTGTATCTATGACATTTGCTGCATCTATTTGTGCGTCTGATGAAAGAACTCCTTCTACACTGACAGCGGAAGGAATACTACTAGCAGTTGTTGCTAGATCAGTTGCAGCTACGGTACTCGCTTTTCCCGCTCCAGTGGGGATATCCGTTTGCGGAGTTATGAAGTCTTCTTCGTCAATATCTTCTACTTGAGCCGCCGTAACGTCTAAATCTTCATCCAACACCTTATCTGTAGTATCTAATAGCTCATCTTCTTCGACATCCTGGGTTGCTAAGTCAACAGCGCCCGCGCCGAGATCCTCAACAGAGGTCGTACCAACTGCTTGATCAGACTTTATATCGACAATGCCTTTGTTGCGTTCTTCAAGTGTAAGATCTCTCGGCTCTTCCACTTCTTCCGCATCGTCACCTAATTCATCATCGAAATCTTCATCGGTATCAAATTCTTCTTCTGCCATATTCTTACGCCTTCTTGTATTTCGTAACTTCGGAATACTTTATTAGCATTATATATCTCTACCCTTTTCCTCTTTTGGTAGGACATTTTCAACACAGATTGTGAATGCATATGCTATTCTTGCTCTAGTAGCAAAAGTTGCAATCATTTCTGCTCCTCTAGAGTAACATTCTCCTAATGTTTTATATCCTTGAAGTGATTGTAAATCATCTACTTGAACTGTTGGATTACCCATAAGAGTAAGAATAACAACCGCTTTATATAACATCATTGTAAAATCCTCAATGTTAACCTATTTTATGAATACTGACTTTATTGGAATCTACAAAGATGGATGAGAACCATTATGCATTTTGTATATGCGTTCTATCTCATTTTCTAAGATCCTCAATCTTATCTCTGTTGCTCCATCTCGCTCACTTCTTTCCTTTAAGATTTGAGGAGATAGTATATCATTTGCCATTGTTTCTATGCTACTTTGAGATACAGCTTGATTTGCTTCTAGGTGGTCAAGTCTCTGGCTCATTTCTGTTAGACTTTCTTTTGTATCCTCTAGTATTGAAGTTATAGACTTTATTGTAGCTTTTAGTACTCCCCACGTTGTAGCAATACCTACCAGCACAATTCCAAATGTCATTAATTCCCGTAGACCAAATTCCATAGTTTTATATCGCTATTCTTACCTCGCAGTTGCTGGCGATACGCCACCGCCAAATTTTCCACCATGACCGCCGAATGGATTTTCTGCCCAGGCCATATAGATATACTTGGCAGTAGTGACACCAGAGCCGCCATTGAAAATTGCGCTGTTATTCCGTAGCTTGAACCCATTAGACAAATAATCAATGTCAATGCCAGATGCTTCGGTTGTTGCTTCGTCCACGGGCCATCTTGCATCTACGGGATTAATAAGATCTCTTGCTCGATCAAAAACGATCCACTGGTTTCCAGCGTCAAACCTTCTGAAAATGGTTAAAGCAGGTTTGAATCCCGTTATAACTAAATCCCCATCAGCATTACCATTTCCTGTATAAGACCCGAATTTGCTAAGTCCTGAAATCTCTGCAAATGCATAATAGACGTAAGTATCAGGGGTTCCTGCTGAATCGTTAACGTCGACGTGTGTTCCGATTGAGAATACAGTAGAGGTTGGAGCAACATCGTTCCATACGGTGGCATCATCTTGAACTGTCCCAGATGTATCCCAAAGCAAGTAATCGGTGGCAGCGTCTGTTGCTAGCTCGCTATTGTAAACAAACCAAGCACCTGTATCGTCAGCTCTTTCCTTCACGATTACCATTTTGGGGATGGCCCCCAGGCCATGAGCTACGGTCCCAGCAGACCCCGTGCCAGTATAAGTTCCGACTGAAATTCCAGCAGTAGTGCTAGCTGAAAGTTTAGTTGCTGGGATAGTACCAGCTAATGCAGACCCTAAATTAGCACCATCAATTTTGACACTTCCAGCGGTTGGCGTAGCTCCCGCTCCCGCCGAATTAGTAGCAGTTGGCGCACCCCCAGCTTTCCACATATAAGCAACGTAAGTTCTGCCAGTAGTGTTGATGTCACCAGATGACCCGCCGCCAGTGAATGTCAGCGAACCACCACCAGTTGTCCCGAATAAAGTCGTTATATCCGATTCGGTGTCTTCAGTGCCATCGTCTGACACATTAAGCCCTTGGGTGTCTCCACGACACTCGTCATACATATTTGCGCCGTTTCCAGGTCCATCTCGACATTTGATCAACGCGATATCAGGTTTAAAAGTAGAGTTGTTTCCAGAACTGGCAACAACGCTATTTTGAGACACAGTTTGTCCGCTAGTATTTCCATCATAAATTACAGCCTGATAATGTGCGCTTGGGTCAACGATGGTTGGAACTGGAATATTGGTGGTATTAAGGGCCAAGTACCCAGTCGGCTGAGTGTTCTGAAAAGCGTGTTGACCAAAATTAAACACCCACGGATGCCCCCCTATCACCGTCTCCCAATGAACGGGAACGTAGTCATTGGCCCCGTAATCTCTATCCTTGTCAGCGGCGTTAGTGTCTGTCCCTGCATTGACTTCGGCTATTGTTGCTGAATTTTGCCAAGTGCCATCATCGCTGAACCAAATCGCTCCCTCATCTGCATTAATAGCAACGCCGATGACTGAGTCTTGGGCTGGAGCCGACCCATAAGAACTAGCGGTGCCATCGACCAACTTATTTCCACTAGATGCCGCAAATGAGACGCCCAATCCCGCTGGATTAGCACCAGATGAAACCAGGAGGGCGTGGGTATTTGCTGGATCATTGCGCTTCATGATTCCCACATTTGTGTAACCTTGGCCACCGCTCCTGGTGCCAATATCAACTTCAAAATACCATTTACCTGTCGCGGGAATTGGCATCGTTCCAAACGTGAAGCAATTATTTGCATCGAGGGATGAGTCAAGATTACCGTTAGCCAGTGTTGCCCCGCTCATCAGGTCGATGCTGGACATCACACAGTAATTGTTGGTCGGCGAATCAGGCACTCGGTCAGAACTAGTGAGCGATGCACTATCAGTGAAGTGGTTGGTGTTGGTGGATGCATCTGTGCCAGCGCCATTTACGGTGTCGGGCGCTACCGCGAAATTCAGGTAAAAAGCATTCGTATTGTAAGTCAAACCGCTTACGTCAATTGGCCTCCAAACCCCATTATCATCGGTTTCACCAAAACTAGTAGCCGCAAGGTTGTCATCTTCTATGTGGACAAATTCCGAGGCATATCCATCAAAATATTTAGTGCCTGGAGTTACAACATAACCAATTTGATGAGCAACATTAGAGTTCCAAGTCGTGACCTCGTCCTGGCTAGGGTAGGTTTCTATTGCAAAACTAGTTTCTTGCACGCCGTTCACATACATGGCGCAATGGCTACTTCCAGGCGTCGATGGGGTGGAGTCATATTTTACGACAACATGATACCAGCCGTGAGGGTCACGAAAGACCCTGTTGGTTTCAAGGCGCAGACTAAAGGCAGATGAGGTATAATCTTCAAATTTTAGACGATCATTAGATTCAAAGACCAGTGCAGAATAGTTAGTTGCCCAGCTACCCGCCGACCAGATGACTTGTTGCCGACCCAGGTCTCCGCGCTTGAACCACACGGAGACTGTCCATTTCTTGGTATTTCCTGCCGATGGGGTAAATGTGGTGTACGCAGAATTATCACTGTTGAACCGACAGGAGTAAGAGACTTCATAGCCAGCTACAGAACTTACTGTACCCCCACCAAAACCTATATATTGACCATAAAGATTACATAGTCTTTGTTTTTCAGATAATATTGAATCTAATGTTTCCATTAACTATCATTCGCTTTATCAGTGGTAAATAGAATACGAACTCCTACTAAACGTGCATCTCCAGACATATCGTCGTTAGTATCACTTACATCTCTAAAAATTTGACAGAATAACAAATCATCTGCTGCACCACTACAAGCAATATCTCCACTTTCAGGACTTATAAGAAGTTCTGTAGCTGAACCTTGTGAATTATCGTCTACTACAACTGCAGTTCCGTACGCTACGTTTATATCTTCATTGTCATTAAGTGCTTTAACTTGTAATGCCCAAGAAACTCCTGTAGTTGCTGCAATACCCACCCAATATGCTTTAAATGTAACATTACCGCCATCCCATTGCTTTGGCATACATATACTGAATTGTGCGTGTTCATCGCTATCTTTATCAAAATCAAGAACACGAAGATCTGGACCGCTATTTCCTCCAGAATCTACTGTCGTTATGTCTGCACATGGAGTAGCAGAAGTGGGGGTCATTGCTACAGCGGGAACCCATATGGATTCTTTACCCACAGTTTTTACAGAGTTACCCTTGGAAGTTATGTTTCCTACAAACGCCATAGTAGAACTGGCAACGGTTGCATTCGGAGTAACTGTTAAGTGTGTAACATGCGTTCCAGCACTGGCAATATCATTAGCAAGTGTTATCGTACCGCCATCTGCAACATTAAGTTTCCACTCATCACCAGCATCATCACCTTCATCCGCCATTAAGGTTATGCTAAGAGCCGCTCCTTCTGTGGCAGCTATCTTAAGAGTATCTGTTGTCGTTTCATCGTAACCTATAAGAACATTTTGATCACTGCCAAATTGTATAAATTTATCATCTGCTATGTAAACATCTCCCCATTCTGCAGATGTAGATCCTATATCCGCACCACCAGAAGCATCAGGAAGAAGAGAAGTACTAGCTGTTACGGTCGTACCACTTACAGTCCCACCCTCAAAATTTGCAGATATAGTTCCAGCCGATCCACTTACAACCTCACTGGATATGGTCGCATCGTGGATAAAGATTAGCTTATAAGAATCACTGTCATCTATACCCAGGAAAGCACTCTTAGCAGCGGAACCAGTATGATACTGCATGGCAATACCGACATCTTTATTTGTATCCGATCCGAGTGCGCCACCATCTGAAGCTGTTTGTAAAGTCAAAATTGGATCAACTACATTCATGGTAGCAGTATCTAATGTTGTCGTAGTACCGTTAACAGTAAGATTACCTGTTATAGATAAATCTCCTGCACCCGTAAGCTGCATCTTGGAAGAGGGTACATCTGTTCCACTTGCCTTTGTCTTAAAGTCTATCTTGGACGTACCCGTACCATCGCCACCACCAGAAGATAATGTAAGATCACCACCATTAATATTATTTCCGTTAGTAGAGGTAGCACCTGCCGCAATAGTAAGTCCTCGCCCAGCGGTAGTACTGGTAGTAGCAGCTACACCAATCTCCCACGCAGACCCATTAGCGAACTTAACACCACCATCATCAATATCGAGAATATCAGTACCGTCTACGTCAAAGCGTATGAAACCTGCATCTGCTCCACCATCTGCAGTGGCAGTAGAGATCTCTAAGTAATTAAGTGTCTGTGCGCCACTATCGTATACAGCCTGTATCTTGCCACTTTCAGCGGAAGTAGCACCTATAGTGAAAGAGGGATTACCATCGTTTACTGCCTCTAAGATTGCTAAGTCAGAACCATCATATGTAAATGTCGCTTCACCAGCAAGAGCGTTAGCTCCTGTAACCGTTGCAATTGTATTATTTGTAGATCCGCTTAATGAAACAAGCCCTGTTAAACCATCCAGCAGGTTCAATTCCGTTGCTGTCGATGTTACAAGCGTACCTCCTAATTTTAAGCCCCCTGCCGAACCATCGTGTGTACTTATATCAACTGTAATGTTACCGTCAGATCCCAAACCAGCAAGTGCCATACCTTTTGTAAGAGTACCATCGTATTCTGCAACATAAAAGTCCATGCCGCCTTGTTCACCACCCGCCGTTACATCAGTAATAGTAGATTGTATTCGTGCGTATGTGGTTACAGCATTACCAGCATCCTCACTTACAAAGTCGATATTGCCTATAATGTCGCTGGTGGCAGGACTAGAACCATTTTTATTAAATTTAAGTGTTCCACCATTGGCGTCTGCATTTGTGTTCAGAATACTTACAATAGGTTTAGAAGATGTGGAACTTTCTATGCTCATATCAGATCCCGTTAAGACAAGATCATCATCACCACTTTCATCGTATTTTATTGTCCAATCGGAATCTGAACCGAAGATTAGTGTTTCATTGTCAATGACCATAAGATCATCACCAAATTTAAAATAATCTTCGTCTTCCATCCAAGTGATAAGACCATCGTTTGTCTCACCATCAAAGGTTACAGCAACGTCTGTACCTGCTGTTCCAGCGCCTATTGTTATAGTGTTGCTGCCCTTTAGGTTGGATAGTCCTCCACCATTTCCCGACGAACCATCGTGAACATGCCCACTTGTACCAAAGGCTGTGATAATTGCATCTAATTCATCATTAGTATCTGCAGCAGTTATCGTATCACCCGTAGTGTATGAGCTTTGTCTTGTTGAATATCCTGCCATCTTACATTCTCGCTCCTGGGGTAAATTCTAATTCAAATCCTTTTAATGTGATTGGTGGATTAGAGGAAGTATCTTCAACTCTGATCACCACCGTAAAACCACTTCCTTCTACACTTTGACGTACAATGGGAATGCCCCTTGCGTCATATACAGAAGTCCCGTACGTACCCGTTCCGTACACCGCCGCTGTACTTTGTGTTGTCAGCGAGTATGCCGAAGGTTGAGGAACGCTGCTGTCTTCAAAATCGTACTTTACAAAAAAAGAAGCACTTACATCTCCTTCAGTATCAAAGTTAAGATTGATACGTTGCATATTCTTTCGTATACCAGCGTCTCCCATTGTAAGATCTGGAGAGCGATATATAGCATTTATATTTGTACCAGCAAAGGTATTGCCTGTTTCTTGCTTGTATACATACCCATCGTAACCACCGTGTACAATTGTTTCTGTTGTTCCAACAAAGTCCGAATCACAAGAAGCAACCTTTATGCCTTTTAGATCAGAAAATTCCCAACCAATCTGTCCTTCAGGATTCGCCTTTATAACACCAATTATTCCCTTTGCCCCGCCTTCAACACCGCCTATTGTCGGATAGAAAAGCCGATATTGACTTTTTTGTCTTATTATAACAGAAGCTATATTATCAAAACCAATACCGTTAATCCGCTCTTGGATTTGCTTTGAAACTGTTCCAAGTTCTACGTCACCAATACGTGCAGTACCTGCTATTGTTCGCAAACCATCTGGTGCTAAAAATATAAGATCACCCCCGATTTCCTGTACACTGTTTCCATCGCTACACCCTATATTTCTAGATACAGGAGCGATAGCGAAATCGGAACTTGAGCTTCCTGTTAATTTGTATATACGGTCCTTTCCGAATATAATAATTGCTTCACGAAATGATTTAAGAGCTACAACTTCTGTATCTACCTTGATGCTTCCTGATCCAGAACCAGTGTAGCTTGTTTCATCAAATGGTACTGTGTACTGTATCTGTTGTTTTGCAGCCGATGCTCCAGCATAGAACATGTGGTTCTTAAAAGATGTAACACTCGTTGCATTGGCTGGAGCGCCTGAAGCATTTAGTAGTGTAACGGACCCTGATCCTGTCCACCTAGTGGGTACGTTTGCGCCGTCTACCCACACAATAGAATCTGTTCCGCCGTAATTATACTTTTCGAATCTAGGGCGCGAAGGAGCATTTGATTGTGTTGCAACGGAAGACCAGGAACTACCAGTACTGAATTCAACTGCCGTACCAGCAATTGCTACAACCCCACTGTTGAATACTGCAACTCCTGTTACTTTAGCTGAACCGTTAACCTGGGAACTGGAATATTTTGCCGTACCATCAAGCCTACGATATCCTCCTTTAACAGAAGGTTCAAAGTTCTGTAGAATAGAAGCTGCACCTACAGGCATTGTGTAAACATCACGGTCTAAGACAAGACCGCCAGAAGTTGTTACAACGTACGGTGAGATATACTCTGGTGCTGTTACTTCTGCCATGTTAGTCCTTGTACTTTGCTACCCTGCCGCCATACGCATATTTCTTTTTGGAAGAAGCCTTTTTGGTCTTTCTTTTTTTCTTTATGTCTACAACTGTATTATGTACTCTATCAAACAGATTATCTAATTGTGGATGATCCTGTAGTATCTTCTTATTTTTGTGGATAGACTCGTGTAAACCAAATAGCCAATTTTTTGCTTTCATCTTCCCAGTTTTTTCAGGGTCATACTTTCCACCAGTCATAACTTTAACAGGTAAAGCCTTCTCAACGCCCCATCTGTCTACCTTTTTCTTCTTCGCCATAATTGTCTCCTATGTATTAGCCTTTATGAACCTTCCTGAAGTTCTCAAACCTCTCGGATACATATAATTCTTTCGATTGAGGAGTTCAACTCGCATCCTCTTTATGCCTTCCATGAAATCTTTCTCGGATAGTTGTGTTCCCGCAACATTTGCTCTCATCATATAGGTATAATATTTGGCTCTATTGATTATTGTATCGTGAAAGCGTACAGGAAGTACGGGGATATCCGTGTATTCTGAAAGATCACTGTGCGTCTTATAATATTTATACGTTACGCTCAAGATTCTATCGGGTATTGGTGATAGACCATACTTACCATCCGTGGTTTCATAAACATACATTGGAATGGAGAATTGATTCTTAGAGGTTTGATTAAGATCAGTTTCTGAGAAACTCTCGAACCATTCATCGTAGGACATGTACTTTAGTTTTCTGGGTTGTTCATTTTCTACAACCTCTATGCTGTCAATTTCTACAGTATTGCCATCGCTCTCTGCTAAACCAATATACGTTGTTGTTGCCGATGCAGTAAATTCGTTGGTCAACCATTCTCCGTCACCAGTATTTGTAACACTGAGCGTGGCACTTAGCTCCTGTGTGCCACCAGAGGATGTTCCAACTTTTAACGATACGTCCTCGGAAAATGTTCTGGTGCGTACAATATATTCTTTATTCTTGATGGTTTGTACGATTTGTGTAACTTCTGCGTTATTAAGCTGGAGCGCCCCTGTAACAGTAGCACCAGAATTTGTCTTATCAACCTTTATTGGTGATCCAGAAACGATAGTCCAATCAAGAAGATTTGTGTCAAACGATCCGTTCAATAATAGATTCTTGGGACGTAGCATAAAAGAATCCCAGTCTACTTTACGATAATCGGAAGGAAGAGTGTATTCTTGTGTTCCCGCTGTAAGTGTATCTGTTTTACTTTGTATCAAAAAGGGCCATTCTATTTCAGAATTATAAACATCATTAATAGCCTTATTAACGACATTCTTTACCATTGTTTGAACACCACGAGAAGAACTAAATGTAGAAGAAGTTAATTCTATTTCGTTAAGTTCATTAAGAACTCTATTCACAAGCGTAAGATAATTTGCCATTATTTACTCCGAACAATCATCACAAGAGCAATCTTTACAAACTTCAATATTCTGATTTCCAACATCTTCTGGAAATTCTCTGAATGGTCGAAGCTCTTTCAAAGCCTTGGTAAGTACTCCATCACAATGAGAGGAATTCCCGCAATTTGAACAAGTAGCCATCCTTTTTTTTTCTTTCTCTCTCTCTCTCTCTCTCTCTAGGTGGCTGCAAACACGCGCACGTTGGCGGTGCTACCAGATCCATTATAACATTCTATGCGATCAATTGTATCAGCCGTCCAGGTCGATTCCCACGTATCAATTTCCGTTGTGTAGTTACTCTCATTTAATGTACCCGCAACATCTCCTCTGTTACGACTTGCATCATCCGCCAAGACAAAAGGTATCCCTGCCGCAAGTTTTACAACAAATGCATTCTCCAGATCACTACCTGATATGGAGCCTCCTTCGTTACACATAAGTTGCAACTCTACAGCTTGGTCGGATTCTACCCACAAAAAATCAAAATCTGTTAACAGACTATCATTCCATACTTCAGTTAAAGCTGAATTTGCGATAGAATATCGTCTATCAAAGTAATGAGTGATAGTTACGGAATCCGTAGACGTTAAACTGCCACCAGAGACAGAGTGAGTATCATCATCTGGAATATCTACAGTAAAGTATGTTGTTAAACTTAGAGTTGCCATTTATTTACCCCATTCTTTCTTTAGGTAGTTTTGTACAAGAACAGATTTGGTGAAGATATCATAAGGGTTATCTTTACTTAAATACTGATTTATCTCATACAGATTCTTTAATATAAAGTGTTGTTCATGCGATATATCAGAAGATATCCATCCCAGTATATTTGTCCTGGTTCCTTTTTTTACTTGGTAAACACCGTGTGGATAAAATATAGGGAATATCGCTGCTTCTCCCGCATTTAACTTTTTTGCAATTGATCCTACTTCCGTTTGGAAGTACATCTCCCCACCTTCATAATCATCTTTTAGATTTACAGAGAAACCGTAGTCAAAAAAGACATTATTCGATTTTGGATACGCTTTAAAATTATCAATATGGGTATTGTAAAAGTCACCCTTTTCGTATTGGTTATAAAAATTAACCGATACACGCTTTGGGCAATATACAGAATCTATATAGTGCGTATCGTAGATTTTATTTATTATTAATTTACGTACTTCTTCTGGTACGTCTGTTGTTTCTTTATTCTTTTTTACAGATTCTAATGGTTGCGTCTTATCTCCGCTATCAAAAGAATTATCTGTTATTGCATTATAACAAAATGCAGCTTCTTCATCTGTAAGAAGTTTAATAAACATTGTACCTCTTTCACAAAACACTTGAACACAGCAAGAAAGGGTGTGGAGTTTTTATTTAACAGAACTCCACAAAACTGCGTAGTAGTACGTGTGATTACGTACCAGAAGACACCGTAGCCGATTCGACAGGATTGACGGACATGTCAACCATGACAACGTGAATACGGAAACGTGCCGCACTTTCACCCGTTGAACCAGCATCGATGATAAGTGCATCGATAGTGTCAGCCGTAGTGATAATGCCTCCCGTTGATATAGTAGAACCACTAGCCGTGTTGGCAATAGCACCACTAACCGCCGAAGAGATGAATGGGCAGAAACCCGCAGCCAGAACATTGGCATCAGCAAAGCAGTCAACATCACCGCCAGTAAAGCCGATATCCATAGTAATCTGACTATTGCCCCTCGCCTCTAAGACTTCAAGACAACCACTGATGATCATCGTATCAGCGGGAACATCGACCAATTGGACGATATCTCCACCAGTACCACCATCAGCGGTATCCCAAACAGGGGAAGTGACAACGTAAGCTTTAGCTAAATTGGCAGGATGTCCAGCGGTACCACCGCCCGTAACAGTACGATTATAAGTAGCCATTATTCAGTCCTCCCTTTAGCTATCTAGATCCATCAACCCTTTGAAGACACCTTTGAAGCCAGTGCCAGATCCACGAAGAACTTTGCGTCCGAATACGTGGAGACCACGCACAATATCGGCAAAGCTATCGGGATCACGAATGACTTCTGTTTTGGCAATATGCGAAGCAGTAACAACTGCAGACTTATGCCCAAAGATAATCAAAGTGTGTCCAGAGGTTGCAGAATCGTTGAAGATATATGTTGCCGCTGAACCAGTAGTTCCGACACCAATTGCATTGGACTGATAAAGATCGAAACCGTGAAGTTTCTGTTCCGTTACCTTTCCGTTAAGCAATGGTGATTGGCTACCACCAGTCACCGACATATCCATGACTTTAGAAGAAGCATTACGAAGTACTTCATAAAAGCCAGGTGCCGCTACCAGCCAACGATTCTCTTCAGGAACGTCATTCTTGTCCAGTTCCGCTGCAGCCTGTGCTACCAGATTGGCGATTTCATCACCAGTGTTAGCGGAGGTTGCTTGGGTGGCAAGTGTTCCTGTAGGAGTCGCAGCATTATCGGCAATGTTCTTGAGAACATTATAGTCAAACGCCTTCTTGAGAGTGTAAGCTCCCGAAGAAGTAGCAAGCGACTCAAAGTTAAGGTGTGAGTGACGTTCTTCAATATCGTCCACCTTAAAGGCAAAGTAATTGCCTTGATCTACAGAAAGCGTTACCTGATCATCAGCCAGGGCTTCCGTATTTACTGTAGAACCGCGAGTATACGAAGAAACCGTAATAGCAGGTTCCTTAATAATATTCACAGTGTCGCCAAAGTTTTCAATCTCTCCAGAATAATCGGTGTTGGTAACTGCTTCCGCTACCGAAGCTCTGCGAAAGAATTTGAGAACCTTTTGACTGTAGATTGCAGGTACAAAATTACCAGACGGTAAGTTTGCATATCCTGCAGCAGTTGAAAAAGCCATTGTCTTTTTCTCCCTTTTTTTTTCTCTACATCGAAGTTAATCGGTTACAGAGAATCTACAATCCTTCCATCTTTTGCTGCTCTGTCAATATCTTTTTCTAGAGCGGCAAATTCGTGAGGTTTGAGTTTAGAAATCTCTGTTACAGTCCAAACTTTAGTATCGTCCTGAAGATCTTCGATGTACCGCCTTTGCTTGGTACGTGTTACAGCTTCAGCAGCACTTTTCTTAAGAGGCGTACTTTTTTGTTTGGTCTGTTTTCTTGACCTCGTTTTAGAAGGTTTTCCTTGATCAGCCTTGAACAAATCAATAACTCTCGCGGCCCATTGGGAATCGGTATTATTCTTATAAATACCATCTGCTATATTGGCGGGTTGTGAATCAAGCCAATCAAGAAAATTTTCATCTTCTCTTAGATTTTCAAAATCAGGATGTAGGCTTACAAGCTCTTGTTCAGCGGTCTGAATAATTGCTTCCTGCTCCTTAACTTTTAAATCCTCAAGTTTAGATTCAATTTCTCTGACTTTATCACTTGCCTGTAAAGCCGAGATAGTTTCGACTACATCATAAACTTCTGGATACTTTGTACGAAACTCTTCAAGTTCTTCTTCGCTTTTTGGCAGTTCTGGTAAAGAAGAAGATTGTTCTGCCATACTAAGTTGCGCTTCAAGAAGCTCGTGTTTCTGTTTCCATTCGTTTAATTTTGTATCATAATGGTTCTTCAAATCCCCGTAGCGTTTTTTGTAGTCGTGGGTATTCTCTGTCGCATTATTGTCTTTTCTATCAACCAGACCTTTCTTTTTGTTGGCAGATCGTTGAGTAGCCATGTCAACTGGGTCTTCGATCTCTCCATCATCGTCTGGATCATTTAAGCTTCGCCTGTACTCATTTTCGTATGGGGTAGGCTCAAGTTCTTCTTCATTCTCCTCTTGATCATATGGTTCAACTTCATTACGTACAGTCATTTTACCTCTCTTTCGTGGGGCCACAACATCCTTTTAATAACTAATAAAGACTATGTGGGTAGCCATCGGTAGGTTAGCAATGGGGCCAAATAACACCGCGCTATTCGGGTGGCCATTGTCTCTCTCTTTAAAGGAACATCTCAGCAAATGCTTTATTACGATGTTCCAATTCTTTCATAGCGCCAGAACCGTCACGGTAATAACGCTTATATTCTTTTTTCATTGTATCAGAATCATGGTCTAAAACGGCAGACACAAATTTAGGAAAACGTCTAAGGCCGTTAGAACCAAGATTAAAAACAAAATCCGTAAACATTTCTTTGCATTTTTGGCAAAGATCATCAAAATCACCACTCCCGAATTCTTCAATTACTTCTTCAGCATTCTTTGCTGCTTTTTTTAAATCTTCTTCAAATATTTTCATTACGTAGTCATGCGAAACGCCAGCTTTCATCCACTCTTCATCATTCTTCAGTTTGTGACCGTATCCAATGGTATCGTTGCCGCCTTCTGGTGATGCATGAGGGGTCCAGACACCACTTTCATAGCCAACCTTACTGCCGTTTTCGACAAGCATTACATATTCCATAAATTCATTACGTAACTGCATTAAGGCATCCTAGGTTGTGGTGCGAAGCCTTGTTCTTGTGGTAAAGACGAAGGCGGTGGAAGATCAGTAATTATATCCTCTGGAGGTTTTTGGATATCACGCAACTTTCCTATTTGCTCTGAAAGATTTTTTGACCAGTTCAGTGCTTTCTTTTTATTTTTAAACCTTACATAATCTTGTTTATCCAGAGCTATGGACAACGCTTTTTGGTCTTTATGTTCTATTAGATTTTTTCCCTTCATTCGTATTGAAGGAAATACAATCCAATCTCCATTTGGCATTGGGTGCATCATAGTTTTTACAGTAGATTCTGTTCCATCTTCATTTATAATAGTTGGAGTTTTAGGATCTAATGCTCTGTTTGCCCAATCTGGTAATGGTGGCTTTGACTTAGGTTCTGCAGCTTGTGCAAGATCCCTATCTTGTTCTACTACGGCTCCCCTTTGATATCCCTGGGGTGCGGCAAAGCCCTGCGGCTTAATCTTACCTGTAGGATCTACCATTGGTGGCTGTTGCTGCTGCTTTTGTGAGCGCTTCAGTGCTTGCATCTGATTGTAGGCAGATTGCTGCACTTGGGAAACATCGGCTTCCAGTATCGCTTCGGTTGTTGGTAACGTACGTTCTTTTGAATCCAGAACAAAACCGCCCTTCTGCATCATAGAAACTTCCTGTGGGATTTGTGATTCCGCAACGGGAGGAGGAGGTGGTGGGGCTTCTTGACCAGCAGCTTCAGCGGGAGCGGCGGGTTGTTGTTGTTGTTGTTGCGGCGAAGGTGCGGCGGGCTGTGATGGTGGTGGCGGTGGAGGTCTACCAGCGGATTTTTTCTTTTCTTCAGCAAGACGCTTACGCAACGCTAATCCTTCGTTACGTATCTTATCCAGGTATTTCTTACCACCACCAAAGAATGGAACCAGTACTTTTGGTATGTGATACTCGTAGTTACTTACTACGATTGGAACATCATCTGTTGGATCAAGATCGGTTCCGCCCAGATCAATATTATTCTTTATCGCTAATTGTATGGCTTCTCGTGCGTATCGATTAAGCTGCTTTAGCCCCATTATCAAAACAGTCTCGTAGGGTAGGATGTAATCACCTGCATCTGCTTCGCGGGGAATATCGTCACGTACTGATCGCTGGCCACCCCTTTGTGGTGGAGATGCTTGTTCGTCTTTGACTATTCCCAGATTAGCCATTTCTCCCTCTGTTTCGTTGTTGCCGCCATCGTCATCATCATCATCTTCCATCATAGCATCATCATCGTCGGTCAAGGGGATATCTCCACCTTCTTGCATACCTACAAGACCTCCTGATGCAAGAGCATCGTATCCACTACCTTCTCCTGCTCCACCTTCCCATCCTTCCATAGCACCGCCATAATCATAATCCTCACCATCATCAGTACCAGGATCACCTTCCGTGTCCACGAAGGTATGTGGTGCATCTGGGGGGGTTTCTGCGGGTGTATCTCGCTCAAAGGATTGGGTGTGTAGCTCGGCAGCATCATCAGCAGACCACCAAGATTTCTCGGCATCATCATCATCATCAGCATACCACCAAGATACGTCACCGAGCCCTTTGCTTGGATCTCCTGGATCACCCCCTATAAATCCATATCCCCAGTCTAGCCCTGGATCTGTATCGTCTGGAGCCGTTACATCATCATCATCATCAGCGGGAGCAGACCCACTTTCAGGCTTTGCACTTTCTAGTTGGTCCCCCCGCGCCACCCCTTCACCAGACAGACTCGGAATTGATCCATCATCAGTACCAGGATCACCTTCCGTATCTACGTAAGCACCCTTATGACCAAAGGCACCTGGTTCTAAGGAGTAATCTTCAATACCACCAGTTGTTTTTTCACCATCGGTTAAGGCATCGATGAAGTCAGTAGGTAGATTATTTTCTATATCACCAGCCCGTATTTTTACGGCGAGGGCCGTGGTCTTTGCAGCGTCTCTTACGTCTTTTGGATCATGGGGATTATGGGTATGATGCTTGAAATACCCATCTTTTGCAGTCCAGTAGCCCTTTTTGGTAACACCAATTCCCTCCGCAAATTG